AACGATCGTCCCGAACTCCGGGACCATCGATGGATCGGCCAATTACGTCATCAACCTGAACTATGGCGCGGTGTGCGTGTACTACGACGGCACCCAATGGTGGGCGATCGGGAAGTATTGAGGAGCGTGTGATGTCGATCAGTTTGAGTCTGCCGCAAGACAATGGCACAGCGCCGACCTACCACAAGGTCACGAAAGGTATTTGGGCGCTGGAAAATGGAACGCTTTGCGTCCAATACAGCTCATATCTGGACGCGGCGCATTTCGCCTCGACGCCGCTCGAACCGATGTCGTGCAAGGAAACGTCGCAGCAATTCTTCCTGCTCTTGGCGCAGTTCAGCTTTACCGTGCCGACCGAGGCGCAGATCGACGACGCCGTGATAGCGCTCGCTAACTCGCCGCTCGCCGGCGGCACGCAGACGGCATGACGGAGGGCGCACCAATCGCCGTCGTGAGCGCGCAGCAGAACGGGGGAGCGGCAACGAAGTGAGTTATTTTACGACGATATTTTTCCTGTTCTGGGAAGTCGAGGGCGGCGGGCCATCCGGGGGCACCCTTCCCGTGCAGACCGATTTCGTCTGCAATGTCGCTCGCATGATGAACCGCCACGGAGGCTAGCGATGCTCCGCCGCCTGCTCATCGCTTTGGCTCTCTGCCTCGCGCCCGCGCTGGCCCATGCGCAGTCGTCGCTGCTCCAGGGCGGCCCGTGGGTCTATGGCGATTTCCCATCCTATTGCAGCAACGGCACGCAGGCGGTGCTGTGCGACAGCGGCATCCCGGCATCGGGCCTCACGCCGGGCGGCTCTTCGGGCCAGATCCAGTACAACAACAGCGGCGCGCTGGGCGGCTTCACCATGGCCGGCGATTGCGTCGTCTCGGTGCCGAACATCACCTGCACCAAGCTGAACGGCACCGCGCCGGGCAACATCTTCGCGCTCAATGCCGGCACCGGGCTCTCGGTCTCGGGCGGCAATTTGAATGTCACCAACGCGGGCGCGGTCACCAGCATCTCGGCCACGGCGCCGGTGGTGGCAAGCGCCTCGACCGGCGCGGTCGGGCTTTCCATCTCCGGCGTCACGTCGAGCCGCGGCAACGGCGCGCTCCTGCAACTCGGCACCGGCAGTTTCACCAACGGCCATTGCGTCCAGTTCGACAGCAACGGCAACACGGTCGATGCCGGGGGCGCCTGCACGACGGGCGGCGGCGGCGGCACGGTATCGAGCGGCACGGCCGGACAGATGGGCTATTACGCCTCGACCGGCACGACGATCGCCGGCAACGCCAATGCCACGATCTCGTCCGGCGCGCTAACCTTGGGCGTCGCGGGCTCCGTCGTCGGCAATCTCAAGTTGACCGGCAACACGTCGGGCACGATCACGGTCCAACCCCAGGCCACTGCCGGCACCTATAACTTCAACCTGCCGACCACGGCCGGCACATCGGGGCAGCCGTTGCTTTCGGCCGGCGGGTCGACCTCGCCGATGACATTCGGCACGCTGAGCGTCGGCGCGGGCGGGACGGGCCTCACCGCGTTCACCAGCGGCGGCATTCCCTATGCCAGCAGCACCTCGGCGCTGACCAGCTCGGCCCTGTTGACGCAGTATGGACTCATCTATGGCGGCGGCGCGGGCGGCTCTCCCGTCTCAATGGCGGCATGCGGGTCCGGCTTCCCGATCCTGGGCGGCTCGACCGCGCCGGTCTGCGGCACCGATGCCAATATCAGCTATACCGATGTCGCGACGAGCTACACGAAATCGCAACGCGTCCCGACCGGCGCCGTCACGATCTCCACCTCGACCTTCACGCCGAACCTCGATACGACGCAGGATTTCAGTCTGGCGCTCGTCCATGCGTCGTGTCCCTGCACCTTGGCCAACCCATCGACGACGCCAGCGGCGGGCCAGCATGGCGTCATCACGATCACGCAGAGCGCGACCGGGTCCGACACGGTAGCGACGCTCGGAACGGACTGGGCGCTCGGCGGCGGCTCGTCCGGCGGTATCCCCCTCTCCTCGACCGCCAACGCCAAGGATTACTGCCCCTACGATGTCGTGTCGTCGTCGCTCATCGTCATCGGCGCGTGCGTGCTCAATGCGTCCCATTAGCCTCGTTCTCGCCGCGCTGTTCTGCTTGTGGGCCGGGCTGGCCGGCGCCGCGATCGGCACGCCCACGCAACTTGGCGTCGGGACCAGTTCAACCGGCGTCATCAACATCACGACAGCAGCGGATTCGCCCCCCGGCACGCTGGTCGTCGTCGCGACATTCGGCAACGCGGGGTCGGCTAGCTTCTCGGCGACGGACAGCGTCAGCAATTGCGGCGGCGCTTATCCGGCCATCGCGAACTCGGCGATCTCCGGCGCGGCCGGCATGGGTGTCTTCTATTGCTCGGTCACGTCCGACCTGCCGAACGGCGGCGTCATCACGGTCAATTGCGGCTGTTCGGGCGATGTCTCGGCGACCGCCTTTTCCGTCTCCGGCATCGCGACATCATCGCCGCTCGACCAGACCGGGTCTATCACGCATGGCGGCACATCGAGTACGTCCGCAACGGCGACGACAACCGGGACGCTCAGTCAAGCCAGCGAAATCGTGGTCGGCGTCACCGGGGTCGGCTCTGGCTATACCTCCGGCTGGACGCAAGGCGCGGGGTTCACCTCTATCGGCGGCGAAACCGGCAACACCAAGAACATCTTCACCGCGTACCAAGTGGTTTCCGCGACGACATCCATTTCGTGGACATCGAGCTGGACCGGCGCGGCGTCCTATCAGAGCATCGTCTTCTCCTTCATCGGAGGCACGGGCGCCGTGACCACCGATAACCTCTCGCTCGGGCTGGGCTTCTGATGCCGACAGGGCTTACCTCGACGATCGTCGTCAACCGCGCCATCATGCTGTTCGGAGATGACCAGCAACTCGTCACCGGCACCTTTCCGACCTTCGACAGCTCGACGGCCGGGATCGCCGCCGCGACGCTTTATGCCGGCGTCGTCCAGACGGTCGGCCGCGAATCCGGCTGGGATTTCTCGCGCAAGATCGCCGCGCTCGTCGCAACCGGAAACACCGCGCCCTTTCCGTGGTCGCAGGAATACACCTATCCGAGCGACGGGCTGGAAATCCGCCAGATCATGCCGGCCTCGCTTGCCGACGCCAACGCCCCGCTCCCGGTGAGCTGGTCCATCGGCAACACCATCGTCGGGGTCACGGTGACGAAGGTCATCTGGTGCACCCTGGCGAATGCCGAGGCGGTCTATACCAACATGCCGCAGGAATCGACCTGGGATTCGCTCTTTACCGAGGAAGTCGTCCGCCTGCTCGCGAGCGAGATGGCGATGGCCTTGGCCGGCAAGCCGGAGACGTCGCAGGGCATGTTGCAAAGCGCCGGCACCTTCGGCCAGATCAACATGGGGCGTGACGGCTGATGGTGATGCTGCGGCTTGATCCTTCGCTGCCGGTGACGACGCCGCTCGGTCCTGGCCGCGCGTTCGTATTGCTGGATTACAGCGAGGATCATCATTTGTTCTGGGTGTGCGCGATCGACGCCACCGGCGAAATCTGGACCTACCCGAATCCGAAAATCCGGGTGCAGGCCAACCCGACCCTGGGCACGGAGACGGCATGACCGCGTCGGTTCAAAGCCCGGCCGACATCGTCAATGGCGCGCTCGTCCGCATCGGCCGCAAGATGCGGCTCGGCAGCCTCTATGACGGCACGCCCGCATCGAAGGCGGCGCTCGATGTCTACGGACAGACCCGCGACCAACTGCTGCGCGACGGCGATTGGGATTTCGCGCGGCGCGACGTCAGCCTGACCTTGCTGAAGACCGCGCCGGTCGGCGGCTACTTTCCGCCGACCGTGTGGAATCCCGCGACCAACCCACCGCCGCCCTGGATCTATGAATATCAGTATAACAGCGATTTCCTGCTGATCCGCTCAATCAAGGGCGTGCCGCTGTTGATCCCGGATTTCGATCCGCAGCCGGTGGCGTTCTCGGTCGCCAACGACAACAATTTCACCCCGGCGCGGCGCGTCGTCCTGTGCAACGTGGCAAGCGCCATCGCGACCTATACCGCCCAGGTCACCGACCCGACGACGATGGAGCCGAGCTTCGTCGAGGCGCTTATTGCGGCGCTCGCCCGGCGGCTGGCGGTGACCCTGGCCGATCCCAAGTTGCTCCAAGCCGAGGCGCAGGATGAAGGCACCGAAACGGTGATCGCAGAAACGAGGCGCGGCTGATGGCGAACTTACCGGCCAGCGTGGCGAACGAGGCGCTTCTTGCCGCGGGCATCAACGCGCAAATCGGCGACCTGACCGAAGGCTCTGCGGAAGCGCGCGCGATGCTGGTCAAATACGGCGAGTGCATGCGGCAGTTGCTTCGGGCGGCGCCGTGGAATTTTTGCCGGAAACAGGCACCCCTTGTCCTGTTGGCCGACGCCACCAGCCAAACGCCGAGCGTCGGCACCATCGTCGTCCAGCCCTGGATCTATGAATACGCATTGCCCGGCGATTGCATGCGCGCCCGCTTCGTCCCGCAGAACTATCTCACGCCGACCACGACCGGCTTGGGGAACATCTCGCTGCCGTCGACGCCGCTCTATCCCAACGAAATGCCGGCCAGCCCCGGCATGCGGCTCGTCCCGGCGCGCTGGCTCGAAGCGACGGATTTCAATTACCCGGTCACGCCGCAGCCGTCGAA